TTATCCGCGTTTTGTTTGTTACGTTGATTAATATCCAAAGGTATAAGTAATTCTAATATTTGATTTTGTTTATTTAATATCTCTCTTAACAGCGTACTTATATCCTCGGTTGGTGGCGGAACATCTTTCTTTTTTAGTAATGACATAAAATCATTATCGATTGTATCAGCAAAAACTACCTTTTTTACTTTGGGTTCAATATTTTCCCCTATTTTCAATTTAATTGGCTCTTTAATTTCATTCGGCTTTTGTATCCACTTGGTGGCTGTTTCTTTATCTTGCGTCTGTAGTACCATATTTAATTGTTTCTCTCTTAAAGCGATTTGTTCGGCTAAAATTTTATCCATTTCACTGCCAATCGGTGTGTCTAAATTATCGGAAAAATCTATTTTATCTGGTGTTTGTATCGTATTTAATTTGTCAAATTCTTTTTTTTTATTTTGTAATTCATTCTCGAATTGTTTTTGTCTAGTCTGGGCAATCTCAGCGGCACTATAGCTTAACGTCATAGTCTCGTCTTTTTGTTTGCTCCTTATTTCCGTCTGTTTATATTTATCTACATCATTCATCATTTCGCTAATAAGCCGTTTACATAAATTCACTAGATTGTCTGTCGATGTTATTTGTCGCGCGATTATTTCTACTTTTTTATCGAAATCTTCTTTCACCGCATTTGCTTTATTATCTGGAATAGTTTTAAATATATCGTCCTTACATAGTAAATTCCATATCATACCTTTATTTTGATTTGATGTAAATGTATCGTATATTGACTGACTCATATACTATAAAAATCGCATAATTTTTATATTATTTATATCATTATATCATATTTCATTATTATAATAACGATCACGCAACTTTTCAACAGCTTCATCGGTTATTTTGGTTGTTTTAAAAAAGTCATAACTATGACTGTCTTTTAACAAAGAAATAATTAAATAGAGCGAATACATTCCACATTCGGTGTTGCCTTCTTGATGAACGAATGGAGCATTTTCATCTAATGTTAAATCGATTCCTAAAGTTAAAGCCTGTGACATAACACGATTACAAAATGTTTTCACTTCTTTCGGCATTTCGACACCATTACTATCAAAAAAGAAAATGAATTTTTTCTTTATATTAATAAAAAGCGAAATCCAATGAGCGCCACTTTTATCGTGCGGATCTGTATTAAATATAATACCAATTTTGTTTATACCATCCTTTATAAATTTCGAAATTTGAAAGGTACATAAATCATCCCACACACATTTTTTATTATAAATACGTTCATCAAAATCAATCGGAGTCGGCCCGATAAAGCGAAAACAATGATAAGCGTGCTCATATTGTTTCATCACCTTTACAATATCGGTACTATTTAACCAGGTATTGGGATTTTCTTTCCACTTTGAAGGTGATTTGGGCGCAAAAGTATAGGTCAATAATTCCTCATTTAGATCATTTTCCATGAATTTTTGTTTTAACCAACAAGCTTCATTATGACAAGCTGTTTCCATTTTGTTTTTCAGATTATTCCAAATTTCTTTCGAGTCGTCACTTTCAATGGGTGAATCATTGTGCCGTTTATTCCAAAGATCTCTCATTTTTACAAGTGCTTCTTTACTATAACAGCTATAATTCTGTATCTCATCTTTTTTTTTCGGAGCACATTGGGCTTTGATGAAATTTTTTTCCCCACCGCCTTTGCTCTTCTTATTTTTTTTATTTGTTTTGCGGTACTTTCCGCCCTTGTGTTTGTATATTCGACGCGTTTTCATTACTATTATTTAATTAGATAAATCTTCTTTCTTAATTTTTGATTTTTTCTTTATGCCTTTTGTTTTCAATTCATTTGTTTTTAAATCTATTTCCATTTTCATTGGTATTATTCGCATTTCATTTTTAGAAATGTCCTGTTTGCTAATAACATAATTGTCTAAGTTGGCGACAGTGATGGTTTTACGCATCATCATATCATTGGCTTCGGCGATCGAATATATTTCAGAGCCGCCTATATCATTTAATAGATCTTCCGGTGTTTTTTCTAATCCTTCTGGCACTTGATGTTGTTCTTGTATAATATCTTTTTTATCGGTTATTTCAAAATAACGAATAACTGTATTTACAAAAAATGTGTGTAGTTCCTTAATTTCTTTATTTACGTCTTCGGTGGGTTTAAATAATTCTTTGAAGAGAGATACAATACGTTTTCGATAGAATTTCATTTTTTCTACATTGTCTGTTGTATTAGATATTTTTTTCCGACGTAATATATTTAAATAGTGTGGATTTGTAAAAAAAATTAAGGAGGCGTTGTCCTCGATGTTCAATTTTATTTCTTCGGCTATATTTGATGCTATATCTGATGCTATATTTGATATATTACTCGGATCGGTCATTTTACATTATATGTTGTATAATAAAATCTAATGTAAAACGTGTTTAATACTTTAAGATATTTCTTTTATTTGTTGGCGCGTAGAGTTTTCAAAGAAATTAACACCTAAATTTTTGGGACTAGGATTAAACTCTTCAAATGTCGGTTTAGTAAAAAGATCCGGAAAAGGCTGCTGTCCATTCATGCTGGAAAAAATGGCTTTATTATATAATTCACTGTTTAAAGATGGAATATAAGCAGATTGACCTGCGCCTTTTTGTAAAGCAAAAAATTGGTTTCTTAAAATGGATTCGTTGTTAATATTCGAAGCAAAACCACTCCATGGTGCTTGCGCGGTTCCCGGATTAAATGTTGTGCCAATATCATAGATTGACGCCGGCTGAATCGGTTCAGTGTGGTTTTCACGGCGATCAACAATCGGCATCATGGCATATTTCGTTGATAATGGTCTAATATCAAATTGCGGTTGGAGTTGGCCGGATGGAATATTTCGATAAGATAGACGTTGATTTAATTCTTCTGTTCGTTGATTTCCTTCTTTCATACGTTCCATATAGATATATATTCGATATATATTATATTTCCTATTTATGATATTGTCGCATTGATTTTACTCTTCTACTACGTTTTTTCCGTGTATTCGGTATTCGATCGCTCTTCAAAAAATCTTCTAAATTTTCTAAAAGTTTTTTACTAACAATCTTATCCACCTCTTTCTCATTGTCGCTTTTGTTGAGAACCATATAATTGTATTGCTTCATAAATACTAATATCTGTTTAACAAATTCGGATTTGTTTATTTGTACATTATTTTTACTTAAGACTAAATCATAATATCTAGACGCCATTTCTTCAAACGGTATAGATATTCGATACGGTTTAATATTTATATAATGTACATTGTCTTTATCCATTAATGGATGGTATAAATCATCAATAAAACAAATCTCAACATTGGGTGGAACATTGGTACAGCTAATTAAATCCGTTACACTTTTGTCATGACTCGTCCGTTTGGGTTCGATTTGTTTTCCTCTAATTTTATAGGCCGCAATAACATAATCAAACACGCTATTTCCTATTTTAAAATTGATATAATCACTAATCATCGTAACCCAGTTTTTGGCGCCTTGATTATTCGTATAAATAAATAGTTTATAACAATTCTTTTTGGCTCTTTTTTTATAGAGAAAGTCCAATATGGTCAACATATTTGGGCGAAACACCTCAGGAAATATATCGATCATTTCAAAAAATTTGTCATTAAATAAATTATGACCATAAAATTTTTCTAAGGCATCCCAAAAAATAGAAAGTTCTGTGAAATAGCCTAACGTTTCATCCAGGTCAAATACGACAATTTTCAATTGTTTTTTATTTGAATTCAATTTCATTTCTTCCACCTGTGTATTAACGTACGACAATATATTCTTAAAAAAAAACAATACAGGAATTAGCAGTAACAAAATTATCATAAAAAGATGAGACATAAACCCTTTCTTTACATTTTTAAGAAATGCCCACATTTTATATTTATAGCTAATATATATATAAAATGAATTCTCAAACAAAAAAAAACATGAAATTAACGACCAGTGATTATAAAAGTATTTTAAAATTTTATAAAATAGATCCTTCTAATTTATCTAATAAAGAGATTAAAGAAAAAGCCGAACATTACTTGGCGGTTAAACTCTGTAAATGTATTAAGAATATAAAGGCTTCGAGCCGACTAAGACCGAATAGTGAAAAACGCGCAATTTCGGTCTGTTATAATAGTGTTTTGAAAAAGAAAAATTTGAAAATATTTAAATTTAATTGTAAGAAAACGGTGAAATTATTGCCGAAAAAAGGAACGCGGAAAATAATGGTGGAAAAATTGAGTGCTGCGGTATAATCTTCACTTCTTTTGCCTTAAAGTAATATGCGGACATATGTTATAATCGCCTAGCTGCGTTTTGCCACAGCGGCAGGTTAAGGGTAAGCTTTCTAAGGGTTCATAAAAATATTTTAAGAAATTACTGGTTCCACCCACATTGTCGATATTGATATGATTACCAAATTGACCGTT